TCAAGCTGATATTCAAAAGAAAGCCGCTGAATTACAGTTAGATCGTGAAAAAATGATTATGGCTGATGACAGAGAGCGTGATCGTATTGAGCAAGATGGTATTTTGCGTAGATATGAGCTAGAATTGAAATATGGTGTACAAATTCAAAGTGCTGAAATAGAAGCCGCAATGAATAAAGACCGAGAACTAATCCGTCAACAGGCTGCAATGAGTAATCAACAGCCCCAACCAATGATGTAAATGGACGATCTAGAAATTAACCTCGCAAGAGGAGACAGAGCTAAGTTACTTTTAGAAGATGAACTTCTGAATGAAATGCTTAAGCGAATAGAAGATGACTGTTATCGTGAGATTCGTTCTTCCAAACTAATGGAAGGACCAGTTAGAGAGCAAGCTTACTTGCTTTTGACAACAGTAGATATTCTGAGAGCTAAGTTACGTTCTGTTATGGATACGGGCAAGATGGCAGAAGTTGCCCTTGTTCGCAGACGGGGTAGACCCCCAAACAAATGATTGTTAAACTAAGAGGTAAATATGTCCGATAACGCAAGTGCAGTCGGTTCGATTACAGTAAACCAAGCAGCGCAAAGCTTTGCTTCCATGCTAGACACTCAAGAGGGTGTTGACACTGGTGCAGAGGCGCAACCAGAGGAGGAGCAATCCGAATCTGAGTCTGAGGAAGTGGAATCTGCGGAATTGCAAGAAGAAGCAGAGGAAACTTCCGAGGAAGTAGAAGGCGAAGAAGAGGAAGCTGAAGAAGAAGCTCCAAGGGATGAGAAGTTTGTCGTCAAAGTTGATGGCAAAGAAATCGAAGTCCCAAAGGAAGAACTTATCCGAGGCTACCAACGTGAAGCTGACTACACACGGAAAACGCAGAAACTAGCAGAAGAGCGCAAATTAGTCGAGTCTGAGTTTCAGCAAGTACGTGTAGAGCGTGAACAATATTCACAGGTGTTAGGACAATTACAGCAGAAACTGCAGGAGTTTGAGCCACAAGAGCCTGATTGGAATCGTTTAGAAGTTGAAGATCCGACTGAGTATGCCCGTCAATGGACAACACACCAGCGCAGACAACAACAGAAATACGCAGTCCAAGCAGAGCAAGATAGGCTTAACCAAATGCGTCAAGCTGATAACCAAAAGTACATACAAGCTACTTTAGCGCAGGAAACTGCAATATTGAAAGAGAAGATCCCTGAGTGGAATTCTCCAGAGAAAGCTAAAGCAGAAGGTAAGGCTTTGTTGGAATATGGTCAGAATTTGGGCTTTTCCGAGCAGGAGCTGAACGGCATTACTGATTCACGGGCATTACTAGCACTCCACAAGGCGTGGAAGTATGACCAGATGATGAGCAAGCGTCCAGAATTCCAAGCGAAGATTAAAAAAGCACCAAAGATGGTTAGTTCTGGTTCAGCGGGTAGCGTAAGTTCTAAGTCGAGTGATTTAAATAACGCAAAAAAACGTCTTGCACAAACTGGAAGCGTCAGAGATGCCGCATCCCTTTTCGAGAAATTTATTTAAGGACCTATCATGGCTGCTATTACAAACACCTACACCCGCTTTGACGCTAAGGGTGTACGGGAAGATCTTTCTAACGTCATTTATCAGATCTCTCCAGAAGAGACACCATTCATGTCTAACATTGGTCGTGAAAACGTATCCAATACATTCTTTGAATGGCAAACCGATGACCTGGCTGCTGCCAGCACAACCAATGCACAGATTGAAGGCGATGACATCACTTCTTTCACAGCAGTTACAGCTACAGTTCGTTTGGGCAACTACACCCAGATTAGCCGTAAGGATGTAATCATTGCTGGTACTTTGGAAGCTGTTGACAAGGCAGGCAGACGCTCAGAATTGAGCTACCAAATGGCTAAAAAATCTGCGGAAATTAAGCGTGATATGTGTTCCACAATGTTGGCTAACCAAGCTGCCACTGCTGGTTCTACATCTGCTGCCCGTAAGACTGCTGGTCTGTTGGCCTTCTTGAAGACCAATACAAACGAAGGTACTGGTGGTGGTGATCCTTCATACACTACTATCCCTGATGCGGCTCGTACAGATGCCACAACAACTAACTTGCGTTCATTCAGCGAAGCATTGCTGAAAGACGTAATTCAGAAGGTGTGGACAGAAGGCGGCTCACCAACTATCGTTATGGCTGGTCCTGTTAACAAGCAGAACTTGTCTAAGATGGCTGGTATCGCTTCTAGCCGTTTCAACATCAATGGTGGTGCTAAACCCGCTACTTTGATTGGCGCAGCAGATATTTATGTTTCCGATTTTGGTAACGTGAGTATTGTTCCTAACCGCTTCCAACGTGAGCGTGATGTTTTCGTGCTTGATCCTGAGTACGCATCAGTTGCTTATCTGCGTCCCTTCCAGACAGTTGAACTGGCTAAGACAGGTGATGCCGAGAAGCGTATGCTCTTGTGTGAGTGGGGCTTGAAAATCAAGAATGAGAAAGCTCATGGCGCAGTCTATGACTTGAACTCAACAATTCAGACCTAATCTGAAGACAAAGGGGTGGGCTAATAACCCACCCTTTTTTTATATGCACACAAAACTATTTGACATAAATACTGAAACTGGTACTCGCAAGATGTGGCATTACGATGCCGAAAAAGACGAAGCTACCATTGAGACAATTATTGATGCGACTCAGATAGTCTCTGACAACAAAGACAGATTTAATTCATTTGATGAGAAGGCTAATTGGAAGGGTGATATGCACCATGTTGCATCCATTCCTATGGCATTGTTTTATCAAATGAAAGCCGAAGGCAAACTTGATGACCAAGCTTACATGAAGCGTTGGTTAAATGACCCTGATAATCGTGCATTTCGCACAAGACCTGGAGAAGTTTAATGGATAGTAAGACCATTGGAATTTTGGTTCCAACACGGGATTTTGTTAACTCTGGATTTGCTTTTGATTTAGCTAGACTAGTTGGATTTACTGTAGGCACAACAAATCATAAAGTAGTGATCTACACTAGCTCTGGCACATTGTTGTCAGCACAACGTCAGGATTTGGCTAGGGATGCTGTTGCGGCTGAGTGTACGCATACATTATGGCTTGATAGCGACATGAGATTCCCAAAGGACTCAATTATTCGCTTATTGGAACATGACAAAGGTATTGTCTGTGGAAACTATGCTAAACGTAGATTTCCTACTGAGCCGATTGCGGTAAAGAAAAATACTCCAGATATGGATGCAACATTTATCAATCGGGTATATACTGACGATGATTCAACAGGACTTGTTGACGTAGACTACTGCGGGATGGGCGTAATGCTTGTCAAATCCGAAGTCTATAAATCTATGGAATATCCTTGGTTTGCTATCCCTTGGGTTCCTGCTGCGGAAGACTACATTGGTGAAGATGTATGGTTTTGCCGTAGAGCCGCCCAGAATGGGCATAAAACATATGTGGATCAAGATCTTTCTAAAGAGATCTTCCATATTGGAACATTTGAGTTCAAACATGAGCATACACTAGCGTGTAGGGATGTAGAAAATGGCACTTGATACTTATAGTGGACTGAAGACAGGAATTGCTGATTATTTGAATCGGGATGACATGACTTCTATTATTCCTTCTTTTATTACATTGGCAGAAGCAAAATTTAATCGTAAATTGCGTGTTCGCCAAATGGTAAAACGGGCTACTGCCACTTTAGATACTCAATACTTTGCCTTTCCTTCAGACTTCCTACAGGCCAAAGAGTTCCAGTTAAATACGAATCCTATTACGTATTTGCAGTATGTCACTCAAAATCAGGGTGACTATGGTTCTGCTAATCAGTTTATTTCTGCAGGTAAACCTCAGTTTTATACAATTATTGGAACACAACTAGAAGTAATCCCAACTCCTGATGCTAGTTACACAGGAGAACTTACCTATTATGGTAAGATTACTGCGTTGAGTGATTCAAACACAAGCAACTGGCTTCTTGCTTATGCCCCAGACTTGTACTTATATGGTGCATTGGTTGAGGCAACTCCATATTTGAAAGATGATGAGCGTCTTGGCACTTGGAGTACGTTATATACAAACTCCTTGGGCGACATAGAAATAGCAGATCAAAGGGCGTCTGTTTCTTCTACTCCGATTGTTCGTGCCCGATCTTTGGGGTGATATATGGCTGGTTCATTTTCCGATTACTTAGAAGATAAGCTTCTAAAGCACGCATTTACCAATACTACTTATACACCTGCAGCTACTATGTACGTGGGTTTGTATACTGCCGCACCTACTGATGCTGGTGGTGGTACACAAGTATCTGGTGGTAGTTATGCCCGTGTATCTGTGGCATTTACTGTTAGTGGCACAAGTACGTTATGTACCAACTCTGCTGCAGTAGAGTTTACTGCCGCTACTGCCTCATGGGGAACGATTGTTGCTGTTGGCGTATTTGATGCTTCAACTGCAGGTAATCTATTGGCATGGGCTGATTTAGCTACTAACAAAACAATTGATACAGGCGATATTTTCCGTATCCCTGCTGGCGATCTTGACATAACTCTGAGTTAATCATGGCACTTGTACTTGCTGATCGGGTAAAGGAAACTACTACCACAACAGGCACAACTGATTTTGTTCTTGGTGGTGCTGTTAGTGGTTTCCAAACATTCTCTGCGGGTGTTGGTAATAGCAACACTACTTACTATGCTGTAACTCTAGGTTCCGATTGGGAAATTGGCCTTGGTACGTTATCAGCCAATGGATTGACACTTGCTAGAACTACTGTATTGCAGTCTAGCAACAGTGATGCAAAGGTTGTTTTTGCCGCAGGTTCTAAGGATGTATTTGTTACTTACCCTGCAGATAAGTCTGTACTGAGTGACTCTACACAGACTCTGACAAACAAGACTTTAACTAGTCCCACACTTACTACGCCTATTCTTGGCACACCTCAGAGTGGTGTCTTAACCAATGCTACGGGTCTTCCTTTATCAACAGGTATTACAGGCACTCTTCCTGTTGCGAATGGTGGTACAGGCATAAACTCTTTAGGTACTGGTGTAGCTACATTTCTTGGTACACCAACAAGTGCTAACTTGCTTGCAGCAGTTTCTGATGAGACAGGATCTGGCTCTTTAGTATTTGCTACTTCACCAACTTTGGTAACTCCAATTCTTGGAACACCCACAAGCGGTACTTTAACAAACGCTACAGGTCTTCCAATTTCTACAGGTGTATCTGGTCTAGGTACTGGTGTAGCTACGGCTTTGGCTGTAAATGTTGGTTCTACTGGCGCACCTTTAGTAAATGGTGGTGTTCTAGGAACTCCATCTAGCGGTACTGCTACAAACCTCACAGGCTTACCCATCTCAACTGGTGTGTCAGGCTTAGGAACTGGTGTAGCTACATTTTTAGCCACTCCATCAAGTGCTAACTTGGCTGCTGCTTTGACTGATGAAACTGGTAGCGGTGCTAATGTCTTTGCAACTAGCCCAACATTGGTTACACCTATCCTTGGAACGCCAACAAGTGCGACATTGACCAATGCCACAGGCTTGCCACTAAGCACAGGTGTTACTGGTACTTTGCCAGTAGCCAATGGTGGTACTGGACTAACAACAACTCCTGCTAATGGTGCTTTAGATATTGGTAATGGAACAGGTTTTACCCGTGGAACATTGACTGCGGGAACTAATGTAACGATTACTAATAGTGCCGGTGGTATTACGATTGCCGCTTCTGGTGGTAGTACATCTCCTGGTGGCTCAACAACTCAAGTTCAATACAACAATGCAGGTGCGTTTGCTGGTTCTTCTAACTTTATATTTGATGGAAATAATGTTGGTGTTGGTGTAACACCAAGCACTTCTTGGGGTAGTTCTTTTAAAGCAATTCAAGTTGGCAGCACAACAGTTTTGCAAGGGCCAACATCAGGTAACGGAACTAGCACCTTGATGAACAATGTATATATTGATTCATCAGGAAACTATGTTTATCTAACAACTGGAGTTGCACATCTACTTACGCAAAGCACTACAGGAAGGCAGCAATTTTGGGGTGCGGATTCAGGTACTGCTGGTACTACTGCATCAATGACTTCTATTGTTAGTATGAGAAAAGATTATACATTAGCATTACAAGGTGGTTCACAAACAACTGGTACTGGTATAGCATTCCCCGCAACTCAATCAGCATCTACAGACGCTAATACGCTAGATGACTATGAAGAAGGTACTTGGACA